GAAAGAATAGTTTATAATCAAATCGTTCAAGATAGTCTCGGTCATCCTCGTAATGCAATACAAATACTTGAACAGGTATTAAATGTAGAAAAGGATAAAAGATTACAAACAGCCGCTCGAGTAGCAGAAAAACAAAATCAAACAATTGAATTATGCAGAGCTTTATTAGCAAAAGGAGCATGGAAAAAAATTAGCTCTATTTTAAAAGGCTTAAAACAGGAAGAACCTGAAGGTATTAGAAGAGCAGTTCTTGGATATTGTCAAAGTGTATTATTAAATTCAGAAAGTAATCAAGCAGCATTAATAATGGAAGAATTTATGACCTCATTTTTTTATACCGGTTTTCCAGGATTAACCTTTGCTTGCTATTCAGTTCTAAAAGGGTAAAAATTATGAGAAAACAAAAAACTTTATTGGGTACAACAATACCAAAAACAACAAGAGGTATCTTATATATTTGTAAATATGAAAGATTTACACCTAAAATAGAAGTAAGAGCTGAAAAATTATATAATATTGCTTTTGAAGCGTTAAATGCTTACGCAGAAATTCCTAATCCGGAATCGCAATTGGTTATGGGAAAAACATTTGAAGAATTAATTCTTAATTTAGAAATATTACATAATAATATGAAAGATGAAAAATGGTTAAAATTACTTGGTTGCGCCTTGTAATTAATTAGGGGGAGAAATTTTAAAGCATTATTTTATTTTAAGTTTTTTAATGCTTGGAAAATAAAAAGAACTACTCGGAATTTTTCTAATAATGGTTCAAATCCATACTCCTCCACTACATTTTTAAAAAAATTAAACATGGAAGAAAAATTAAATTACCAAGAAGATATTGAAATTGACAATTCTGCATTAGATGTAGAATGGTTAAGACAGGCATCACTTACTTTTAAGTTTTGTAAAACAGAAGCAAACATTAAAAAAGAAATTGACACCAAAGAGGTTGAATTAGGATTAATTCGAGCGGAGGTGGATAAACAAATTAGAAGGAATCCTGAAGAATTTGAAATAACCACAAAATTAACAGAAACGGTTATTAATAATACAATATTAGGTGATGATAAATATAAAAAATGTTTTAATACTTTATTAGAACAAAAATATGAATTGGCAGTTGCTAAAGCAGCGGTTAAATCTATTGATTCAAAAAAAACAGCTTTAGAAAGCCTTGTAAAGTTACATGGGCAACAATATTTCGCAGGCCCTTCCGTGCCACGTGATTTATCAAAAGAATGGGAAGCAAAGGAATTACAAAAAAAAGTAAATCAAACAGTAAAAATTAGAAAAAGAACAAACAAACCACATGACAAATAATCAAATCATATTAATTGTTTTATTGTTTCCTCTTTACCATGCTTTATTGGTATTGATAACCATTCAGGTTACATTAAAAACAATCAAAAAATCTATGTATAAATATTTTAAAAAGAAAGAAAATGCCAAAAAAGAAAGTAAGTAAATTTAGAGGGCGGGTAAGTACCAATGCTCGTCAACAGAAACAAAAATCATCCAAATACGGATATTTAAAATTACCACAGGATGTTTCTATGTATAAAGAAAAACCGGGTGGTAAAGCTTTATTGGATATTATGCCTTATGAAGTAACAGCAAAAAAACACCTTGATAGAAATGAGGAAGCAGAAATAGCAGTTCCTGGAGAATTATGGTACAGGTCACCCTTTAAAATTCATAGAAATGTAGGAAATGCAAATGACACTATCGTATGTCCCACATCTTTTGGAAAGCCTTGTCCTATTTGCGAATACCGTGCTAAGCGATTTAAAGAAGGCGCGGAAAAAGAGGAAACGGACACAATGAAAGCATCAGCAAGAAATTTGTATGCTGTTATTCCTTTGGATGATGATGACTATGATGAAAAAATTCATATTTGGGATATTAGCCAATATTTATTTCAAAATCTTTTAAATGATGAATTAGAAGAAGATGATTCCTATGAAGTATTTCCTGATTTAGAAGAAGGGTTATCCTTAAAAATTAGATTTGATAGTAAAACAATAGGTAAAAGTAAACCTTTTGCAGAAGCAAGTCGAATTGATTTCAAAGAAAGAAAAGATGTATATGAAGAAGATATATTGGACGACATTCCTAATCTTGACGACCTTTTGGTACAATTAACTTACAAGGAGATTGATGCTAAATTCTTTGAAATTGAGGATGAAGAAGACCAGGAGCAAGAAGAGGAAGAGGAAAAATCAAAAAGAAAAAGAAAAGTTGAACAGGAAGAGGAGGAAGAAAAAACCAGAAAAAGAAAAAAAATAGAAAAAGAACCAGAAAAAAAAGAAACTAAAGAAAAACCAAAAAGAACAAGAAAACCAAAAGAAGAAAAAAAGGAAGAATCTAAATGTCCATTCGGTTACAAATTTGGAGTAGACACAGATGAAGAGGATGAATGTGCTGAATGCCCTATTTGGGAATCTTGTTTGGATAAAAAAGAAGAAAATGAAGAATAAAACAAAAGCAGTACCTAAACCTCCTACAAAATTAATAGGGGGTTATATTGATAAAAGTATACATGATTATCTTGTATTGTACTCAATGGCTAATTGTCAATCTAAAACTGAACTTTTAAAAATTGCTATCCATAAATTAATGGAAAGTATTAAAGATACTCCTATAAAATTATTATCAATGATTGAAAAGGACATTAAAAGGAAATGGTATCTCAAAAAGCAATATAAATTATACACATCAAATCCAAAAGAACTTGCAGCAGAATTTTTACTGTTTAAAAAAGAACAAAGACAAATTCTAGTTAAAAAAGGACTTTTAGATAAATTCATTGACATTGTAATGAAAAAAATTATCAATGAGAAGAAGAACAACTAAATTAAGTTCTCAGATGAAAACTCATGTCAAAACTGCAAAAAAACTGGTTCTTGATTATGAAGGAAATACAGAAATAATGATTTCTACTGGGTCCACTCTTCTTGACCTTGCAATTACTGGAGGTAGAAAACGAGGAGGTGGTATTCCTGCTGGTATTTTTGTTGAGATATTTGGCCCTAATAGTGCTGGAAAAACGGTATTATTATGTGAAATTGCAGGAGCAGTACAACGACAAGGGGGTGATATTATGTTTCAAGATACGGAAGGAAGACTTGATACCCAATTTGCTAAAATTTTTGATGCTAAAATAACAGCTAAAAATTATGCCAATCCTAAATTAGTAAAAGAAATGTTTTTATCGGTTGACAACTGGGAACCAAAAGTAAAACCAGGGAAAGTAATAGATGGTGTTTTTATAGATTCTCTTGCAGCTCTTTCTACATCTTTGGAAATGGGTAATGATGATGGTGATAAAATGGGAATGAAACGTGCTAAAGATTTTAGCGAAGGATTTAGAAAAACTTGTTTAGTTCTTTCTGATAAAAACCGTTTAATGGTAGCAAGTAATCAAATTCGAGATAATACAAACATTGGCGGAATCTCAGTTACTGCTCCAGGAGGTAAAGCGCCTGGATTTTATGCTTCTTTACGATTACGATTAATGAATCCTGTTGAATTACGGGATAAGAAAACTATTCACGGAAGAGAAATTTCCCGAACTTATGGAATTTCCACTGAAATAAAAGTATTTAAAAGCTCTGTTTGGAAACCTTTTAGAACAGCCAAGGTTTTTATTGTTTTTGATTATGGGGTGGATGACATTAGAGCTAATTTACAATTTATCAAAGATTTTACGGTCAATACAATTTATACTATCAACGGAAAAAGTCTTGATAAATCAATGGACACTTCAATTAAAATGATAGAAGAAGATAATTTGGAAAATGTCTTGAAAGAAGAAGTAATTGATTTGTGGGAATTAATTGAAGTTCAATTTAAAAAAATACGCAAACCTAAAAAAAGATGAAAAGAACATACATATTAACCAATGACCCGAGTATGACAGCTTGGGGTTGGGCGGTTTTAGATACTGAAAATAATGTTATTGAATCTGATTGTATTAAAACTTCCCCTGAGCATAAAAAATTGAGGATTAGAAAAGGGGATGACACCGTTCGTAGAATTAATGATATTGCAAAAGAATTATTAATTGTGCTTGAAAAATATCCTATTAGATTAATTCTTTCTGAATTACCACATG